CACGCACGAACTATGGCATCAAAGTGCCCATCATCGTCAGTGTCGCAGTGAGCAACTTTTACCGAGTCGGCACCCCGCAGTTTCCTGTACTGGATCCACTCCTCCGAGTATTTAAGGATTCTCTTGGGTTGAGAATTACCTTTTCCATTTCGGTATTTGCGGGTCATCCTTGATGATCGCTCGTTTAGATAGTTAAGGATATAACATGGCTAGCCGCTTGCGGTACAAAAAGCCCTTCCATCCAGTTTACAGTACCTTGTGTAGTATTTGGATCGATAAACATGTTGTTACTTGGGTCCGAAGCTATCCAGTTTATCCCGTCAGGGCTGCCCATTTGTAAAAAGGCTAGCTCGAAATTACCGGCTTTGTAGTTGTCCTCCACCTCAGACCCAACGGCTGCACCTATCGAGATTGTAATATCAGCTGGGGTGTTTGCGGGAGGAGCAGCGCCAAACATTCCATTGGGGTCTACTACATTCGCCCAATTCGTTGGCATTGTAGCCTCAATAGGAAATGTGTTAGCGGATACTGGAGTTATCGGTAAGTACGCACCGCCAAACGCATACGCTAAACTTACTGTGCCTGGTATTCCTGTTGTAATAAACCACTTAATAGTTTGAACGGGATTGGGATTGGGATTGGGATTGGGATTGGGATTGGCTCCCGCTTTAGCCACTGAAATTGATTGAGCTCGGTAGTTTTTAGATATTTCTCCAGTAGTTTTATCGTACTGAGCACCGTAAGATCCACCAAATAGCGGGTGTTTTTCTCCGTACATTAACTCTACTGATTTAACCGTGGATCCCGCTCCTACTTTGCGTAGGTTAAGTTCACGAATTTGCTCTGCTCGTAATGGTTTAGTGCTTTCTTTTGCGTGAGTGTACTTTTTCATAAATTATCCTTGGTATTGGTTCATGCCTTGTGGGTTACTATTACCCATACCAGCAGTAGCCGCTTGAACGCCATCGGTTGGCTCGGGACTTTCACCCTGTGATGCAGCGTTGTCACCCAACATCTTAGCAATCTCAGCTTCACTCTTTGGATCGGCCGGTGCTTCAGGTGGTAGCAATTCATCAGTCTTTTCAAATCCCATGGCATCAAGAATACGCTTGAGCATAGGACGAATGAATGGACGCATCTCCGGAGGTGATTGGAAGTATCGATCCTGGGTCTGCAATGCTAAATTCGCTTTCTCTATCGCCCTTTGACCTTGGTCCTGAGACAGTATGACTCGAACATTGATTCCAATGTCCTTAATCGCATCAGGAGACATAACACCAAATGCACGGACATCGCCTTCCATGTATTCAAAGACTTCTTCTTCATCAATGGTGGCCATGGAAACTTGTACAAGCTTAGTCAAGTGATCCTCAAATCCACGGACAATTCTACGCATCCATCGACGACCAATCTTCGAAGCTTCGCGAAGGGTTGCTTCTACGCCTGTTGCTGTATTAGCCGGAGCCAAAGCCTGAAAATCTCCCTGTGCCATGTTGGAAACTCCAAGCCATAGCTGGACAATTCCAAATACAAAATCAATTAGATCCTGGGTTCGAACATCGACATTGGGGACAGCGGCAAAGTTTATAAAGTCATCAATGGTATATTGATCCTTCAATTCAAATATCTTACCAGCGTGCAATTCTACATCCTCCGGCTCATCTTCTACGGCCTGCGGGTTGACACCTATGATCGGGTTCGCAGCAAGTTCATTCCTATAGCTTTGAGAATTAAATTGTTTATCTACATATTCCTGAAAAGATCTGATTCGCTCGGGGAGACTTTGACCACACCATTTATTACGCTCTTTTCCAATCGATACCACGGTATAGGGGACATGATTATCGGGAGTCAGTTTTGCCACGAATTCATAGAAGATCGGTTTTTCAGTTTCTGGATCTATGAATATGCAAAATTCCTGAGGGCTTCCGGTTCCAAGTACATCTCTTTTCATCCAACATTCAAGTACTTGCATGCTTGGATTTTCTTCTGAATCGAAATCTAAGTTCTCCGTTCTTTCCTCATTCTTTTCAATCGGACTTCTTGGATTAGCGTCTTTATTTAATAAATTATAAAAATCTCCAAAGCTTAACCATTCACGCTCAAGGAACATTTCCTTAGCCCAATTCAAATCTTTGTCATACATTTCCACAATGATATCTGCATCCTGTACAGATTCTGCATGGCTAGGACATAAGAAACGATCTGAGTCGACGACCTCCGACCTTGGACCTTTGTACTTTACCATTTGAGTGGGGACTCCTTCCGGAAGTGGTTGGAATTCGTGTACACCCGGAGTCATTACGAAACTGGGATCAGATGCAAGTCGAAGTTCTGAGTCTCCGGTCATTGGGTTCATTTCTGGAATGAACTGGTCTTCGCCTTCGATTATTGGTCCTTGTCCTGGGATCTGTTCAAATTCCTGAGTCTGTAAATTAAAGAGTCCATTTCTTTCGTAATCGTACCAAGTGGAAACATCTTCTTCGTATACCGCTTTCAGGACTAAAGCCCGTTGGATAAATAAATGGAGGTAAGATTCTTCGAGTCTCTCTCTGGTATTTGCCTGATCCTCAATTTTCCAATTAAAGTATTTATCGTAGGTCTCCGCCATATCGATATCGCCTGCTCCCTGAGCTTCGAATTTAAAGTATGGAGAAGTACCTGTGATCTCATCTTCAGCGCGAGCCATGAAGTGATCCACCACTAAGCTGGTCATAGGAACCGACAAATTAGAGTGACTAAATATTCCGTCGTACCCTACCCGATCTGTACGATCGTTGTGATACATTTTCCACGAAATCTTATCGTTCTCAATGCGTTCCCTATTATCCTCTTTTAACTGCTCAACACGCTCTAGTGCGTATTTTACAAGTTTCTCCTCCTGTTTTTTTGTAAGCCGTAAATTTGTTTGTTTCATGAAATTCCAAGCGACTGTGCTTTCTTGATGACCGTAACCATCATATTTAACTCTTTCTCTTCTATGTCCGCAATGCGTTGCATTTTTTGCGCTTCTGTCAGGTTACTTGCACTTTCGACCTTTGACTTAAGTCTGCTGAACTTATTCTTTTGGGCTTCGAATGCTTTTAATTGGCTGTTGATTGAGAGTAAAGGTCGAAGGTCGTTGTTCACCAAGCTGTAGGCTTTCGGACTTATCTTCTTAGCATCCTTAACTGCTTTCTCTGCGGTCTTAACTGTGTCCCGAAGGTTGTAGTACAATTCTCTGGTGTGCGAGCCGTAGGTCGTGCCTCGAATGAAACGGTTAACGATTGGAACCTGACCGACATTGTCTATGGATGCCTTGCCCTGAGTCGCGGAGAATAAGCCTCCAAATGCNGTNTCNAAGAGTTGTCCTGGACCACCTAAGTATCCATAGAACATATGCTTGAATTGATTTCCTGAGATATCAAATTTTATATCGGAATCCTGATCGTACATTAATGGATTCTTACTTCCAAAGCCTCCGGATAATGATCCTTTGATTACATCATTCCCACCAAAGAATTCATTTAATCCTTTTGATAATGCATTCCAATGTGCGGGTGTGCTCTTTGGATCCTGCATATGTCCAGGTTCTGGTACTCCGAATTGATCATCTTTATATCTGATTTCACGACCCATGAAATTCTTATTTGCCCANAATTCAATNATTGGAGTNACAAAGGTNGGAGTTCCAATTGTGGCAATACTTGCACCACCGACTGGATTAAATGCATTCATTGAACTCTCCAATAAACGATTCGCACCTTCCATTACTCCCGATCCTCCTCGAATATCGCCGTAATTATTTGCAAATGTATCTGCAACTACCTGACCCATTGACCAGAATAAATTGTACCCGAGAGGTAATGGTATGCTGAAATATCCGGTGTCTTTTTTATCATTAAAGAAATCAGGCAGCCCTGCGGGGATTGGCATGATTAAATTAGTGTCTCTTTTATAACTGCTAATTGTATCGTAATCTGGTACAGCCTCATCCTCATCGTCATCAAGTAAACGGTTAAAGGTTGCGACTAGGAATGATGCGGTTGCAATTCCACCAATTAATGTAGCTCGCTCGGCCGGGCTTCTACGATTTAGTGTAGTCATGAAGCGATGTGTCGAATTAACTGCCGCTCCAAAGAATACATACAGTGATCCAAATGCCTGTGTCAGTTCACCCTTCTGATTGAAGTCCACGGTTATATTCCTAGACATGGTGGCTGATTCCTGAGGGGTGTATCCATTCTTAATCGCTGCCCAGAATGTGGACATACGAACAGAATTCTCTACACCCGTATTCGCGGCATCAACATATGATAGTACGTTTTTAAGACGACGCTTGGTTGCACCTTCGCTCTTACCGGTTTCCTTCTTTATATTACGAATCAATTCGGGAACGGTGTCATGACGAACATATCCAATCTTTGCTCCGTTTCTTTTTGCGTAGGCATACATTTCAATTTTATCCCCACGCTTTAAAATTGCCTGAGCATACTTAGCTTCAGTTTGTCCTTTAAGCTTTTCTGTTCGGGTTTTACCCTTCATCGGGTCTTTGCCCTGACTGATAAGAAGCTCAGCCTGTGCGATAGACTTTATCCATTTTAAATTCTTAAATTTGAATACATCTTTAACCAGTTTCTTTTTATCGTCCTCAGTTAAATGAATAAATGCCGTTCCTAAATCCCGGAAGAAATTGGGGATGATGAAAGCCGGATTCATCGATGTAAACATCTGAGCCATGAATCTAGTGACCTTATTGAAATATTTAAGAACCGATGGAAGAGACTCGTACTTTAAATTCTTCATGGAGCGAGCCATACGTGTACCCTTCGTGGTATTCTTAAATTTAATAAATTGAGGGGCTCCGTCTTTTCGATACACAAATACTAACGGATCTTGTTTGAACTCAGCGTTTAACTTTTTCCGCTTAGCTACAATTTCATTGTCTAATCCATCTTTAGTAGTCTCAAGGGTGTACATGTTTTTCTCAGCTGTCTTCTGAAAATCCTGTTCAAAGATTTCATCAAACTCCTCTTTAATCTTCTTCTTTTGCTCTTCCGGCAATTTAGACAACATACCGCGAGCAATCCTAAGTTCTGGATCGCTCGGTTCGTATGTATCCTCGCTATCGGGGTACGCAATAGATTTCATCAATTGGAACATTTCTCCGAAGCTTTGGGAGACTTCATTCTTATGACTTCGAATTGCGGAATCAAAGAATTGATTAATTGCATTTGCTAATACGCTG